CTTATCGTCCCCAGTGATCTTGACCAGATCCAAGAATCCCAATCCATGCGTGTGTTTAACGATGTCTTTTAAGATGTCTATCATAATACCCTAATTGTACATGATATTTAGGTCTTAGTCTACAGTTATTTCAGAAACTTTGTACACAACTGGATTTTGTTTACCAGGCTTGCGGAATATGGCGTAGTTGGCGCCGGGTCTGAACATGTTCATTTCCACTACCTCGTAGCCCTCGTCCTCTATGATCTTGGTCATTGCGGTCTTGGTGTTGTAATTCCAATACCCTCTTTTTGCCTGAGCGAGATCTATGTCATAATGGCAATCGGCGTATTGTATGAATACGTATCCACCATCTATGAGAACCCTCTTGATATCATTGAGATATTGCTTGATGTGTTCTTGCGTGAAGAAAACAAAAGTGTCCCAACTGAACACGAAATTGCATGAGCCCGTTGGTATCTGATCACACGCTGTTCGGTCCGTGGTATAGAATCTGAGATTCTTTTGCGAGGTGGGATTAAATCTCTTTCTAATTTTTTTTTCTATGTCTTGCATTATGTCAACAAAGAAATTTAAACGCCATGCGCGGAATTCTTTTGAGAACATGCCTGTTCCTGGTCCTATCTCCAGGCTGTTGTAGAGATTAGTTTTTGCGAATTGGAATATCTTGGTCTGTACCATTCTGTAGAGATCTTGTCCAACGATTGGTTTTTTTTGTTTTTGTTCTAGATCTTTACGAAACCAAGTAACTGTTTTATCCAGTCTATCGATCATTTCATTATTATTGGCATCTACTACTATTTCAAGATCTTTGAGTATCTTTAGATTTTGTTCTAGTATAGTGTTAAAATCTTTGCCATCTTTTAACTTCTGTAATTTTTCAATTAATAATTTTATTTCTTCTATACTCAGCATGTGTATATTTAGAATTCAAACAGTTTGTTGAAGGTGTTAGTGGTTTCTGTGCTTTGAACGTCCCAATCTAATACACCTATAAGGTTATCTATCTTTTGGTCCAGAATCGTGCTCTCCATAGCATCTCCGTCAAACGGCAGTTCTTTGAACCATTCGGGAATACGCAGTTCATCAACTGGGTATGCTATGGACGTATAGCCCAAAGGATTTGACTTTAGTTTACAAACGATCACCTTGGCACCATCTGTTATGGGCAAGGAGTACTTGTCTCCATACATGTCTCTACAACGATTCCAATTCATACTAGCCCTCACGTGTCCAGGCATGTTAGTTTTGCCTTTCCTGTTCTCCTCTTCCGTATACTTGGTCATGTTGTTGGCCCGCTTTGGAGATCCTTTTTCCCATCCTGGCCTTGATTTAAATTCCGCCCTAAACTCGCTTATTTTCTCTAGAACCTCTTTTTCAGGTATGCCTGTCAACACCATGTACAGCAGATCACTTAAGAAGTCTTGTACAAACACCGGTGTGTCTGATCTTTTTAGATCAAGACCCATTGCTTTTACTTTGCCTGATTGGCCTTCGGTGTCCACACGTTTGCCTTCCTTGTCGTAGTACAACACAGCATATCTTTTCTTGGTTATAAACAATCCTTTACTAGCAACCAGTTCCCTACCTGCCGCTATGACCTCGCCACGCGTACCTGGGCAATGGAATGCTCGGGTCATGAATGATTTGAATGATCCGTTAACTTCGTCGGCAATCTTATCGTACAGCGCGACCACCGACTCTTTGGTCCATGGTATCACACCCTCGTCGATCTCTTTTTTCAGTGTCTTGTGTGCTGTGAAATAAACTGAGTCCGTGTCACCGTACACCACGCTCTCACCTTTGTGGTCGTATTTGCCCGCCACGATCTCATTGACCTTGCTGGCCATGTGCCTAGTGATACATCTGCCTGTGAGTGTCACACTCTGTCCTATCCTGATGTCAAAGAACCTACAGCCTGGGTTCAGTATCGCTCCATACAGACTGTTGAGATTAATCTTTTTGACCAATTGCCTCTTGTCCCAGTACTCACGTTCTATCTCGTTGTCACCACAATCACGCATCTTCTGTTGCATCTCCTGTCTCTCCGCGTACCAACGTTTCAACAGACCTGGAATGATGGCCTCGTACTCGTATGTGAATATCGTTCCGTTGGCACTGAGCATCCATTTGTTGTTGCCATCGAATATCACATCATACAGTTGTGCCGCGCTCATACGCACACTAGTCTTATCTTCCCAATCAACTATGATTTCTGTACCTTTCTCTTGGTTCATCACTGCTTGGTATTCCCAACTACCGAATTGACTGTCCCATGCCGCCGCGAACGACTTCTTGGCGTGTTTAGCCCTGTTGATCTCCGCTGAAGTTATCACTGGTCTTATCTGTCCCACGATGGTCTCTGGTCCCATGTTCAAGGCTCGGATCACACTTGGATACAGTGAGTTGATGTCGATGGATCCTATCCAATCATGTATGCCTTTCATCGGGGTGGCCACATATGCTCCTGCGGCCGGTTGGTTCTCCTCGCCTTCCTTCTTGTACTTCCTGCCTGGCACCTGCATGCCTCTCCTGTGTGCTTCGTTGACGATGGCCTGTTCCGTCACCGCAACCGCGCCCATCGTTGTCTGTAGTAGCACCGTATTCTGGTGTGCGATCTCGTTGGCCAGTTCTATGAACTTCAATTTTTTCTCTAATTTTGCCAATAGTGCCGTGTCTTGCCTGTTGTATTCTATAAACAAGCCAAAATCGTTCTTGTATAGATTATCAAGTGATCCTTCATACACGGTCTTCTTCTCACCCAGTTCGTGTTCGCCTATGGCATCTAATCTGAAACTGTGTCGTTCCTCATAGGTGTATTTCCTGTACAGTTCCAGCAAGTCTAGGTGCACCCTTCCAACTAGATCAAAACTCAACTGCTCCCTGCCATACTTCTCGAACACCCTCTTCTTGGGCTTCTCACCCCAAAAGCACAATCGCCTCGTGTCATCACCACTGAGCACTTTTTGTATCCTTCCAACTGTATAGGGTATGTCGTAACCCTCTGAGTTCCATCCGCTCAATATGTCAGCGTCCTCAACCAGTTGTAGGAACGCGTCCAGCATGTCCTTTTCTTTCTCGAACAACATCGTATTGTCAAATCTCTTGGTGAGTTCCTCCGCATCCTTCATGCTGATTGTCTTGGGTGGCACAGCCAGTGTGACTAGTTGATCCGTCCAGCTCATGTAACAACTTATGGCAGTTATGGGCATGAACGGATCATCCGTCGTTGAGTAACCACGATCTGGATCGAAGTCCACTTCAATATCGAAAAACATCACGTTCAGTTTCGGGGTTTCCTTGCCTAGGTAGTTCTCCTCCAGGCATCTGAACACCGGATTGATGTCGTGTTCATAGAGTTGCTTGTTTGATCTTATGCGTTGTTCTTTTATGAATTCCTTGTGTGTTTGGCACACCACTCTTTGCAATGGCTCGCCCGTCATTCCCCTGTGCTTACCTCGGGCATCAGGGTAGTAGAAAACATACCTAGCATCATACTCAGTGAATATACGACCCTTCTTGGGATCACGCTCTACGACATAAATTCTGTCCTCGTCCTTTTTATATAATGCGTCTATGTAACTCATCTTACCACCAATAACTTGCTACGCCATAACCGTAGACATTTATGATTGAGAAGTAGCCAGTGATCATCATCACGAATGCCGCGTTCCTTCTGTAGGCGGCATAACATTGTGTGACTGCTCCTATAAAGAATCCAGGATAGATTATTGTCATGTCTGGATCTGCGGCCGTTATCGCAAGTGTGAGGCTGGCTCCAACTGTGAAAATGAAACTGACAAGTTCGAAATAGAACGCTGTCCTGTCACTCTCGAAACTACGAAGCCAGAATGATCTGACTTTCGCTATCATTAAAGTTTGCCGGCCGTGTTTAATATGCTCTCCAGCGTGTCCATCTCGTCTGCGATGTTCTGGTAGTTGCCCTTGTGTGCGACTGATATCGCCTTGTTGATCAATGCTGGTTTAAGTTCCAATTCTTCAGCAATTGCCTTGACTGTGTCTTTTAAACCACCTTTGAGATCTTCCACTTCACCCAAAACCTGTGAGCCCTGTGAAATGATCTGGATTAGTTTCTGCTTCTCAGCGTCGTTGAAATTTCTTACTGCCATTTGTTTCTCCTGTTGTTATCCAACTATTATATAATAGATTTATTGTTGTGTAAACTATTTTTTCTTGGTGGCCACGTTCTTGGCTTTACCACGTCGTTCTGGATTGGGATCCTGTCTGCGTTTCCTCGAGGCCGCGGACTTCCTGCCTTTCTTACCTAGAGCATGTGCTTTGGATCTTGGTAAACATTTGGGCTTGCCTTCCCGGTCTGATCCCCTGGCACAGTCGCCCCTGATCTTGCCGTCTGGACCAAAACGCACCCATTTGTCCTTGAACCATTTCTTGAGGTCCTCGTTCAGTGATTCCGCGAACACCAGTTCGCCACAGTTCACGCAGAAGTCCACGTCTTCCTTCTTGACGCAGTTGGGCACACGCTTGCCGAACATCATCTTGGTGCCTTTTTTCTCGTAGCCTTTCCAACAACGCTGTGCTTCCAGTATTTCTGCAAATCTCATTTGCCTATCTCCCAACCTATCACAACACCGTAGTTCTCTTCTCCGTTATATTTCTCATATGCTGGAGAAATGAATAATCCTCCCGCCTTGTATCTGATCATTGGCAATATATCCTCTGATTTGTATCCTGTAACCAGTCCTAGCTCTAAAGTCCAGTGTTCGTCCAGTTCAAACTGCCTGCCCATGTATGCACTGACCCTATCCTCGGAGTTGTAGTAAACACCCGCGATGTTGTCGTCCACCGTGCACCTCGCGTGTGGATGCACGTTGTTGTAATCTGCCTCCAACCCAACATGCATCGACAGTGCCAAGAATAATCCTAAACAGTTCATGCCATCCTCATTATTTCTTTGAATTTCCCCAGTTGGCCGCGCCCTTCTTACGACACTGCACCAGTGCGCCACTGGCGTAGGCACTTGGCCATACCTTGTATCTTGATTTTACCTTGTGATAGCAGGCGTCCTGTTTCTCCGCCAATTTCTCGAACTCGGCTTCCGTGATCCCTACGACCTCGGTGATACGCATGTTACCACTTCCTGCATGACCAGTATCTGGCCTTGGTCTTTGGTCCCGGGTTGGCACAGTTGTGTCTCGCCCTGAAACTTTTCCTCGCCTTTGGATTTGACTTCCTGATCTTCATGGTCTTCTGTCCGGCCTTCCTGGCTGAACTGCCACCGTGTCCAAAGTTGACCTTCTTGACGTTCCCAGACTTTGGATCCTTAACGTACACTTTGAATTTCTTAACATCACCACGCATTGGTTTGTTGAGAGGTACCTTACGACCCCTGTACTCCGCGTCGAATAACTCGTTCTCGTCTTCTGGGAAACCCAGTTCACCGAACGCTTCGTAGAACGCGTCATCATCCTCGAACGTCATCTCATCCTCTTCAGGGAATGGTTCGTATTCGCTTTCGTCTAGAGCAACCAAGGCCTCTTCCGCGTTGGTCAATGACTGTATCGCCGATTTCTTGGCTTCCTCATCCACTGACAGTGCTTCCACCCTGTCCTTGATCTGTGATATGTCCAACATCACCTTTGTGAATTCAATCTTGTCGTCATCCGC